CAGAAAATTTTAGCCAATTGGTAGAAAACTTAAAAGATTACAAATATTTCCAAGCATATAATCTTGCAGTCTCCGATAGGTCAGGAAAAAGAATACTACATAGAGTTCTTGGGCACAATACAGGATTACATTCTTTTTATAGTGAAGGACCAGGAATTGAATCTAATACAGTTAGTTTAGATGACATCTTAGATCATATTAAAAAAGTATCATTACTTAAAATTGATGCAGAAGGTGCGGAATATGAAATTATAATGAATTCAAAAAAACTGAACAAGATAAAAAATATTGTGGGTGAATATCATGATAATTATACGGATAAAAAATCAAAAGATCTTTTTGAATTTTTGGAAAAAAATAATTTTACAATTACAAAAATAAAGCAAAGTAATCAAATGTCAGGATTGTTCTTCGCAAAGAATAATAAATAGAAACAACACGATTAAAAATTTTGGATTAGTATGTCTAACAATTATGAAGCAATTGCTTTGGCAACATCTAAAGAAGTTTTAGATGACAATAACGACTTTATGCTGAAAGTGCTGTCGGAGGCAACTCGTTGGCAGGAAAGTGAAACAGAATTAGCACAAGGTCGTTCTAATTTTCAGATTGAGAAGTTTATTGTTCACGATAATTTCACGATTCCTTCGGCATTTAAGGCAGCAATCATTAACCGCAAGAGCGTTGCCGAAGGTCTTCTGTCTAGAGTGATTGAGGCAAAGCAGGCAGCACGAGAGTTTCATTATAAGTGGGATGGTAAGGATAAGACACAACCAATCTGGTGGAAGACTAGAGAGGGTGGTGAGTCTTTGTGCTGGTATGATATTGATGAGTTTCACTTCCACCGTATGTTGGAAGGATTGAATAGTGGATTTAAGGCATCGGTAGAAGAACTTGAGTTCTTTGATAAAGTAATCAGCAGACTTGTAGAACTGAATGGTGGCAAACTGATTACGAAAGAGCAGTATGATGCAGACCAACCAGAGTATTGGCAGAGAAGACTTTCTAACCAGTCTCTTGACGATCTTCTTGCCGCAAGAACTGGTGTCAATGCTGGCAACATTCGTTCAATGAGAAGAGCAAGTGCTCCTACGGTTCTTGAAGATGATGTGAATAGAACTAAGGGAACATTTGGAGATGCAACTAATCCAATGGAGTTCTTAAATGCACTGCAGCAAAATGTTGCGGCAGGTATTGAAGAGATCACCAGAGCAGATCAGAATATGCTTCGTGGTATTGAAGAACCAGAAAGAAAAGAACTTACTTCTACTTCGTTATTCAACCAAGACCTTAAGCAAGGGTAATAACTAATGGCAGTTGTCGGAGACGTATTCGGATTAAATGCCGTTTATGATAGACAAGTAGAAAACGTAGAGAATAATAACTTTGCGAGTTGGCCAGAAGGTTCTACTTATGGTTATTATGTTGGTGGAACTTCACCCACAATTGCCACCATAGCAAGACTTGATTTCTTCAATGAAACCGCAAGTAATACAGGAAATAATTACCCATTCCCAGTAAGGGCTGCAGCAGCAACCTCAAACAATTTTTATGCGTATATTGCTGGTGGTCTATCTGCTGTATATGGATGCTTAGTCAGAAGACTTGATTTCTCCAACGAAACCGTAAGTGCTCCAGGTAATAATTTACCATCATCAAGAGGATATATAGCAGCAACCTCAAGTGATCCTTATGGTTATTATGCTGGTGGTTCTAATCCATCATACATTAATACTATATCAAGACTTGATTTTTCCAATGAAACTATAAGTAATCCAGATAAAAATTTACCAGAAGCAATAGATAATCTAGCAGCAACCTCAAGTAATTCTTATGGTTATTATGCTGGTGGTTTTAAATTTCCTCCACCAACATTCTTTAACACCATAACAAGACTTGATTTTGCGAATGAAACCGTAAGTAATCCAGGAAATAATTTTCTAACGGCAAGAACTGGTTCAAGAGGAACCTCAAGCAATTCTTATGGTTACTTTGGTGGTGGTCAAACTCCATCACCCACAATTAACACCATAACAAGACTTGATTTCTCCAATGAAACCGTAAGTGATCCAGGAAATAATTTTCTAACGGCAAGAAAAAATTCAGCAGCAACCTCAAGCAATTCTTATGGTTACTTTGGTGGTGGTCGAACTCCATCCCCATACCTCAGCACCATAACAAGACTTGATTTTACGAATGAAACCGTAAGTGATCCAGGAAATGATTTACCATTTGCAAAAGAACATACAACAGCAGTCTCTGGTGGAGTATCACTTGCTCGTGGAAAAGGATATAAGACTTATGGTTATTTTGGTGGTGGATCTAATCCAGGCACTTGCACCATAACAAGACTTGATTTTACGAATGAAACCGTAAGTAGTCCAGGAAATAATTTACCAACGCTAATATATATTTCAGCAGCAACCTCAAGCAATTTTTATGGGTATTTTGCTGGTGGTTATTATCCAGCAAGCTTTTTTTGCGACATAACAAGACTTGATTTTTCCAATGAAACCGTAAGTAGTCCAGGAAATAATTTACCAACATCAAGAGGATTTTTAGCAGCAACCTCAAGCAATTCTTATGGTTATTATGCTGGTGGATATAATTTTCCTCCAACAATAATCCTTAACACCATAACAAGACTTGATTTCTCCAATGAAACCGTAAGTGATCCAGGAAATAATTTTCTAACGGAAAGAAGAGGTTTAAAAGCAACCCAAAGTGGTTCATATTGTTATTTTGGTGGTGGATATGATGGCACAAATTTCATCAACACCATAACAAGACTTGATTTCACGAATGAAACCGTAAGTGATCCAGGAAATGATTTACTAACAGCAAGAGGATCTTTTGCACCAGCCTCAAATAATTCTTATGGTTATTATGCTGGTGGTTTTAAATTTCCTCCAGCAACAAGCTTCAATACTATAACAAGACTTGATTTTACGAATGAAACCGTAAGTGATCCAGGAAATAATTTACCAGAATCAGTATATGAATCGACAGGAACCTCAAGTGCTTTTTATGGTTACTTTGGTGGTGGTATTACTCCAACACTTACTCCAACAACCATTTGCACCATCAGAAGACTTGATTTCTCCAATGAAACTATAAGTGCTCCAGGAAATGATTTACCAACGACAAACAGTGTTGCGGCGGCAGTCTCAAACTCAAACTAAATAAATCACATATAACATTTCAACATGAATGATATTCTTGCTAATGTTTTGATTCAACCCAAAGTTGTAACTGGTGATGGATTAAAGCTTTTAACTGACCATATGAGAACTGCTCCCAAAGAACCAATGGGAGTTTTTGATGCGGAGAAAAGTGACCAAACCAGAGAAAGACATTCCAAAATTGATAAGAATGTAAGGAATGTTGAGTGTGCAGATTTTGGCAACATTCTCCCTCAGATTGAAGAATTGATGAAGAATATTGTTGATCATGTCATCAATCCATTTTATAGATTTAAGATTAGGGATTGTGAACCACCACAACTTCTCTGTTATTCTCCTGGCGGTCACTATAAACCTCATAATGATGGAGAAGGTCTGTGGACGAATCCAGACGGAACACAGATGTGGAAGAAGACAATTGATAGAGATCTGTCAATGGTTCTCTTCTTGAATGATGACTTTGAGGGTGGATACTTTTCATTCCCAGACTTAAGAATCAAGATTAAACCAGAACCAGGATTACTTGTATGCTTCCCGTCGTCAAGATGGTATACACATACTGTAGAACCAGTCACTTCTGGAAATCGTTATGCAATGGTGACTTGGATGAGAGTTCAAGGATTTAAGACAAAAGAAGAGGTTGATAAAGAAATTGCCGATAAATATGGTATAGAAGTTTATTAGGAATATGACTCAATTACTTAAGCATTACTATCTAAATCGTGATAATGGGCAATGGGCAACTAATACTCGGTTTGGATTGATGATGCCTAAAATTGATCATCTTGAAATACAATATAGATTGGAAGATGAGAACAATATTCCCTTTATGCTGTCCCATGTTCCCGATACAACAGAGCACAATGTTACCGTAGGTTCTGATGAACTGACTGTCTATCAGAACAATTCAAATATTGCGATCACCAGCACTACGGAAAGACAAGAAGATCACCAGATAATCAATCCCGAAAATCTTGAAGAACC